CCCTTGCGGGCCCCCGGCGCAGTGCGTGTCGGTACTTATCGAAAGATAAGTATGACATGGACCTAACCACATACTCTACAACCCTTGGAAGGGAGGTTCTGGGTGGAAACCCGAAACCGCTCCCGTCCACTGGTAGATTGGTACGATAACGTATCCAATCCTGTCCGGTGGGTGGAGGCCATCTACTACCTGAACCAATTGGCGTCCTATAGGGACGACTCTTGGAATACAGGTCGAGGTGGTCCTCCGAGGGGTCAACAGTTAACTGTTGACGAAATTCATAAGCTGTTCGCGGAGAAGGACTCTGGTGAATCTAGGGTCTATAATCCGGAGCAGCGTTTTCTAGGCGATCTAGGCGGACCTTTCGTCTCGACTAAGTCGTATGTCTTTAGCGATAGCTTGAGACAGACGATAAAGTACGTGGGAAAGGTTCGTGGGGATCAGACCGGCAGCTCATATTACTTTGGGCCGCTTTGGTCATATAACCCCAAACTGGTTGGCTTATCCATTCCGTCAGGTTCAGACCTGAACGCGATGGGAGCCACTGCGATAGCTCGGTGTAAACCGACCAATCCAGTCGCCAACGTCGGAACCGCTCTTGGTGAGCTTTTCAGAGAGGGTCTCCCATCTCTTTTGGGATCGCAACTCTGGAAAGACAAGTCCAAGCTAGCCAAAGGATCGGCTGGCGAGTACTTGAACTACCAGTTCGGTTGGACCCCGATTGTCAGTGACATCAAGAACGTTGCTTATGCAGCAGCGAACTCTGATGCCATCCTCTCATCTTATGAGAGGAATGCTGGCAAGATTGTCCGACGTCGTTATGAATTTCCTGTAGAGGAATCTGGGTCAACCGTCAGCCTGGGGCCGTATCCGGGTTCGTTACCGGATTTCGACTCCGTGTGGCTGATGGATGATTCGGTACCAATGCCTGAGCTCCTTGCGGCAACCAGAACTTATAGAAAGGTCTGGTTTTCGGGTGCTTTCACATACCACCTCCCAACCGGCTATAATAGTCGGATCGGTGTGGCGGATGCGGCGGCAAAAGCTAGCGTCCTTCTCGGACTCGAGCTGTCCCCGGATGTCGTTTGGAACCTCATGCCTTGGTCGTGGGCCGTTGACTGGTTTTCCAATGCGGGAGATGTCATTTCGAATCTCTCAGATTGGGCCACCGACGGTTTGGCGATGAAGTGGGGTTACGTGATGGAGCATATTGTCCATACCGTGACCTACACTTTGAGTGGCCTCTCCCCTTATGGAAAGGGTGGAAGCTACGCGTCTCCTGTCGTCTCTTATTATGAAATCAAGAGACGTGAGAAGGCATCGCCTTTTGGGTTCGGACTCGACTGGAATGGTCTGAGTCCACGCCAACTGGCCATCGCAGCCGCTCTTGGTATAACTAGAGCGTTCTGACGACTGCCACCCACTGCCCGAGCCAGAGGGGTTCGGGTATAAACCCGAATCCTAGGAGTGATGCTCATGTCCTTTGCTGATCCTCAAACCGTCACAATCTCGGGTACTACGACTTCGCTGCCCAAGACAGAAGTCTCGGGCGACGAGGTTAAGTACCGGAGTGCGGACGGTCTTATCGAGATGCTGGCTTCCCATGACTACGGGAAGCGTACTCGGCATCTCCTGAGGCTCAACCACTCGAAAATGACCCCCGATCCGTTCATCCCGACGACGAATGTCAAAGTGTCCATGAGTAACTACATGGTCTTTGATCTTCCGCCTGTCGGGTATACGAATGCGGAGGCGCTCGCAGTTTACGTGGGTTTTAGGACCCAGTTCGCTGCAGCGACTGATGCGCTCATCGTCAAGTTGCTGGCCGGTGAGTCGTAAGGGATCAGACTTTCGGATGAAGGTCAACGTCGAGCTCCCTCAGGGAAGCGCGACGAGGCTTATCCGGAACAATGAAAACGCTCTTGAGGTTCTTGATATGGATGGTGAGTACCTTACGTTTCAGGTGAAGATTGGTTGGAAAACCCTTCTTCTACTGAGCGTTTGGTTCATCAACCTATCTTTGAACCTTCTTGGAGTCTTTCCATTTCCCTTCGGGATGTGGTAGGACTCCTCTTGGGCGTTTACTCCCTGTGGTCTGCACGCCACGCAACCTTGGTTAGCAACGAAAGTTGCTGACGGCGTGCGGGTGGAGCGACATGGGCTAAGGAACGATGACCTCTATGAGGAGGCACGTTGAAAAGCCTAATGTCACTCTGGTCCACGATGGCCGATGATTTGGCCATCGTTTGTCGCACAAGCGCCACTCGCGACAAGATAACGGTCGCGAGGCGGATCGAACATGAGGGGTTGTCGTTTTTAACGATTACCCTGCCTGACTACGGAAAGGCCATCCAAAAATGGCTAGACCTTGGTCAGGCGAGCAGCAACTCGGTCTTTTCTTCGGACCGAGGAGGTCTCCCCCGATTTCTCGGAGGTTTCCTCGCTCAAGTGTTCGACCGGAAAACGGGCGTGTTGCTCGACGAACCTAACATCGATGCAATCTTCGCCTTGCGCCAGCTTACGCTAGCGTTCGGCAAGATCGCCCTCCCTTGCAGTGATGCAAGGAATAGGGCGGCGATGCTTAAGTACGTCGAGTGTGAGCAGGATGTTCGCTCTACTGATGCATCCCTCACGGAGGAAGATTACCGTGAGTTTACGGATGTGTCTGACATGCTTTTTCGGGAGGTATTTACCCAGATGGACAGAGATGTTCATTATGGGCAGATCCTACCGAAGCATGGCCCGGGTGCTGTCGCCGATGGTCTTACCTCGAATGGTAAGTATCGGTCACGGACCTGGACTGAGCGCCTGGAGCGGGTCTTCCCCTGCGACAGGCACCTCCTTCCAAACCACCACTTTGTGGATGAGTTGGAGGAAGTGAATATCCTCGAACCTGGTGCCGAGATTCCCGTTAGGGTGATCACGGTTCCTAAGACGCTCAAGACCCCAAGAATAATCGCCATCGAACCTACCTGCATGCAATATATGCAGCAGGGGCTGCTGGCGTGTTTCCTGGAAGCGTATCGCAGGGATGAACTCCTGCCACGTTTCCTCGGATTCGACGATCAGGTTCCAAACCAGGAACTTGCTCGCCGAGGTTCGCTCGATAAACGAACCGCTACGCTCGATTTGAGCGAAGCTTCCGATAGGGTCTCGAACCAGCTCGTTCGTCGGATGATGCACCATTGGCCTCTCTTGCAGGAGGCCTTTGAAGCTACTCGTTCGAGACGGGCTGACGTGCCTGGCCACGGAGTTATCCGCTTGGCCAAGTTCGCGTCTATGGGTTCAGCGCTCTGCTTCCCTGTTGAAGCGATGGTGTTTCTTACACTCATCGTTTTGGGAGTGCAGAGGTCGCTCAACACGACCCTGACCCGCAAGGATGTAAAATCCCTTGTGGGCTCGGTGCGCGTCTTTGGGGACGATTTGATTGTCCCCATTGAACACGTGCATACGATCGTGGAGACTCTCGAGCATTTTGGTGCCCGGGTTGGTCTCGGCAAGTCCTTCTGGACCGGAAGGTTCAGGGAGTCTTGCGGGAAGGAGTATTATG